GATTTAACAATAATAGATTTAATTATATACGTTTCACTTACCAAAGGATTGTTTGTTCCAAAAGGATTTTTTTCTGTGTTATCTGTGTTAGCATTTAAGCCTACAAATTTATATTCATTTACTACTGCCATTATTCTAAAAAGAAACTTTTAGCTTCTATCTCCTGTTTTATCTCTTGTTGGAAAGACGTATTTAATTTTTCAATAACAGCATCTAAATCTCTAATTAAAGATTGTGCTACATCTTCTTGATATTCTGTGCTTGCTCTGGTTAATGTTTGTACTATCTTAGCCATTATATTAATCTTTCTTCTACTTGTCTTAATACTTCTTTGTTAAATTCAGGCACGTTTATACCAGCGTTAACTAAAAATCCTTTAGCTACACCATCACCATTGTAGTCTGCAAATTCAATATCTTTAATAAATATTCTTCTACCAGTTGTATCTAGTGAATAGACAACAGGTATTTTATCAATCTTGACAGATATCGGACTATCTTGAACCATAATAAATTTACCATCTTCTTTGACATAGTGACTACCTGCAACCACAACTCCTTTATAATTATGTATCTCATCAGATGCTTTAAATTGAAATACCCCTGTAACCTCACCACCTTTGGTTTGATCACCAAGTTGTATCTCTTTAATTTTTTTCTCACTACCATCAGCCATTTGCACAAAAGTGTTAGGGTCGAAACAAAATCCTCCGAAACCTTCTTCACCACTATCATCATCACTAGAATTATCACCCTTAGGACCAGCAATATCTGCCATAGTTGGTCCTCTAAAAGAACCTAAACCAGATTTTGTTCTGGCTGCGTCTTGAACTTCTGCTCTGAAGTCAAATTCTTTCTGTTTTTCTTCTTTACGTTTATCTAATTGTCTTTGTTGAAATTCTGTTAGAAAACCTTTTTTCTTTTTTTTGTTTTCTAATTTTTCAATTGATTTATTTAATTGTTCTACATAATTATTAGTTCCAAACAGTGATGAAACATTTTGACCTCTTAATACAGACTGAGGTCCATATACAGCTAAACCAGTGTTGGGGTTCGTACCAAGCATTCCAGGTTGTCTAGATAAAAAATCTATTTGTCCTTTAAGATTAGGACTATAATTTACTGCATTTGGATTCATGGGGTTAAATTTACTACCTATAAACGCAATACCACCTAAAGCTGCTAAAGGTCCAGTGGGTATACCTTTAGCAAGAGATTTTATCCCTAAATTTACAGCTGCTCTTTTAAAAGCATTTCCTATACCAGTTGGAGAAAAGGCTGATGTAATTCCACCACCTGTTAACACATCTATTTCTGATTGTGTAGGAATATCAAGACCTAATTGTTCATAAGCTATTTCTATAGCTTTATTAATTCCATATGTTCTAGCAAGAGGCGCGGCTATTGCCATTATTACTTGTTCCATTATCGTCTTCCTCCAGCGTGTATGTCTAACCTAAAAGTTCCTAACTTCCAACTAGTATCTACAGCTGTGTTTTTTATTGTAAGAGCAACAGCTCTTGCTCTAGCTCGTGTATCTACTTTTGTTGTAGCTGATGTAATAGTAAAAGGTCCTAATGATGAGCTAGCTGACGTGTTGTTAGGGTAGTTTCTTAAATCTAGTTGCACAATCGTGTTACCTTGTTGTGCAATAAAATCAGGTATAATTCTACTTACTCTCATAATGTTTTCACCGTCACCTCTAAGATCTCCTAAATTAGTTGCAGCTCCTCTTACAACTTTTTGTGTAATATCAAAATCTCCAGAAACAATATCAGCTGGTATTGCTGTGGTAACAGCACCCGCTTCTAATTGATTGACACCCGTTTCATGTTCAAAGTATATCGTTGTTCCATCAGTGTTACCTGTAACATCAAATGAGTTATCATCATCTGCGTTGTATTTTGTACCGTGTGGTAACCCAAACACAGCAGAATCTTCCCATGTGCTTCTAGCAAATAAACTACTATCGTTTGTAAACCATATTGGTCTTTTTAATGTTGAATCTAAATAACTATAAAAAACTGCTCTGTTATTTATGTTAGATGTAGATGTTGGATAAAACCAAACTACCTCACCAAACAAGTTATTAATACCTGCATATATTAATTGATTAGAAGTGGTGTTTAAATCATCATAAACAAAATCTTCAACTAGACAGTCCATAGATTCTAGTTTACCAGTATATTTAAAGAAACCATTATCAGACATCCAGTAAGCAGCACCATCAACCTCTACAGCTGCGTTTTTACCAATTAGTCCACAGTTAGTTCCAACTTGTGCAAAAGCAAAAGTAAAATCTCCACCTACAAAACGCATGGTAAATAATGCTGTATCAGTCCAAACATAAATAGCATCTCTACCAACAACTGCTCCAATGATCCGTGATCCGTCGGCCAGTCTTTGTGTACCAGCGGTATTGATTGCTGTTGGCGTATAGTCGTTTATATTTTCTTGAGATGAAAATCTAATAAACATATCATCTTGGGTTGTCGTATCTCCAATAGTTTTTTCAGTGCCAAAAAATATTAAGTGTCTATCTGTAGTAGAAACCAACATATCTCTAGATGCTGTTGGTGCTCCTGTTATAAGCGTCGCTCTTGTAGATGTAGCATTAGCTGCATCACCATCCCATTCAAAAGCAGAGCCTCCTACGATTAATGCAATAAGTTTAGCTCCTATGTTATCCAAAGACCATAGACCAGGATCTGTAACTTTGTCGGTGTTAGCTGCAGGTGATCCCCAGCCTGTAAACTGAGATGTATTTGTTACTGTTGCTCCGTTAGAGTGTGTGATAGCTGTGGTTCCTCTAGCCCCTCTACCAATACCTGTTAGTTTATTTCCAGTAATACCGGTATAAGATATTTCTTCAGTGCCTATTTGAACAAAGTTTGTACCAGTCGTTGGAAAACCTGTAACGCTAGTTAAGGTTATTTCTGTTGCAGAACTATTATTACCACCACTTGTACCTGTAATAGCTCCATCTAAGGTAGTTGTAGCTGCTCCTAGAACTGTTCCACCCCATAATGATATACCCCAACCAAAAGCTCCTAGCTGTTCAGCTGGTCCCACATGATAGTATTGAAAAAAAGTTATGCCTCCTGAAAGAGTTGCACCACTTCCTGTTTCATTGCTTGGCATTGTAATTGTAATACTAGTGCTTGTTGGCACACTTGTTACCATAAATTTTTTGTCAGCAAAATCTGCAGCCGTAAAATTAGAATTAGTTATAGATGAAAATGTAGAGGCGTCACCAAATAATATAATATCTCCTGCTTGAAATGTAGTTGTTCCTGAGAAAGTTATTGTAACAGTTGGTGAGTTATTAGTAGTGCTAAAACAATTAGTAAGAGCTGTGCCTGATGGATTAACTAAAGGGTGTATATCATAAAATACACCTCCAGAATATGCATATAGTATTCTATTTGTACCTATAGCAGCAAACTTAGTAGATGCTGAATTAACAAAATGGTGTAATTTTCTAGCCACACCAGTTAGTTTAGACTCACCTAATTGATTCCAACCACCTATTTTTTCAGGGGTGCCGTATCTAAAACGTACATTTTGTCCATCAGTCCATTGTGATTCAGCTCCCGTAGCTGTAACTTGTTTGTTGAATCCTGGTAAAAATCCTAGTTTCTGTAGCATATGTTAAAACCTGTTTACTAGGTGTTATATCAGATTGTGAGTGATTTCAATAGATTTTAAAGCAAGGGGAATCTGTGGTGGATCATCCCCCTGCAAGGTTTGTTTTGTAACTTATTTTTTAGGTAATGTAAAGCCTTTAAACCATGAAGGTAGCCCTATAAACGGTCTTGTATCAAATTCATTTTCTTTAGCCATCTTAGAGCCTTTTTTGTTGTAATGACAAAATACCTGACCACAGTGGTCACCTTTAAATTCTTCTCTCCAATGTTCTAAATCACAACCAGAATATATTAACATATCCCCTGGTTCTAATTTAATTTTAATACCAGCTTGTTTTTCTTTACCTGTTGGATCTAAAAAAATAGGCCAATCATCACCGCCTAAATTTAAAGTTGTAGATATTTCACAACTAAATCTATCTTTGTGTCTAGGTAGGATATCTCCTTGTTTATATATTCTAGCATAAGTATATGTTTCAGATAATTTTAAACCTGTATGTTTTTCCATAAGGGGTTTTACTTTTTGTGATAAAGTTTCCATGACTAGATCTGCATAATGTGAGTATGTGTTTGGAATTTGTTCATCTGTCCAAACTCCCCACTCCTCTGTAAAAGGAGATATGTATCTTTGGTCAAATAAAAATCTTGCAACCTTTCTTTTATTTAAAAAATAGGCATAACAAAAATCAGCCATTTCTTTACTTATTGCTTTTTTTAAAACACTATATTTATTTTTTTTGAACGACATTAAGTACTCCTTTCGGTATTGCTTGACAGTTCCAATGTATAAATCTAAACGGTTCATATCCCATATCCACACTATATAAATGTGGCATGTAAGATGGAAAAAATATCATACGACCAGGTTTAACTTTAAAATGTATTTGTGATGTTGCATGACTTATTTTTGTTTTATCTTTTTCTGGTAATAAATTCATAACATTTCCTGCTCTCGGATCTTCAAAAACTGGCATCGATGTTCTTTCACTAGCTTTTAAAAAATAAAATCCAGATATATGTCCATTCCAATGTGTATGTAAGGTATGATGTCCACCACCTTTTTTAGCAAATTCTTGAACCCACATTTCTGTTGTAAATACTTGGTAGTCTTTTAAATCAAAACCCATTTCGCCTAATAGATTATGTGCTGTTGCACCAATATATTTTATTAAATCATTAAATTTAGGATCACCTATTA